ACGTTGTATCTACACGGCAACGCCATTGCAAAACACTTTGACGGGATAATTTTAGTGTCCAACGCAGGGTGGGAGACACGCACCACACAGAGCAGACTTAACGCTGTACTGCAACTGGCAGGTAAAGAGGCGCGAGTCTACACTAAAGACTGGTCAATGCACATTGAACGCAACGGCAACAAGGAGGCAATGACGAGCAGTTGGTACGCTGTGAAATAATTAGTTGCAATCTAGTTGGGTATTCTGTAGAGTACCCTTCTAAATTGAAATTAAACAGCCCACGGAGGCATTGAGCATGAGAAAATTTGACAAAGACAGCAATACACGTACCAAGATATTCGGCAAGCGAGACTTTCAGCGAGTGCTTAAGGAGTTGAAGCAACAAGGCGCAACTGTGGAGAAAAACGAGGTCGGAGGTTATGACGTTTTGTTCGGTGAAGATATGATTTTGCAAGCGATGAACGGCACGAACACCTACTTGGTGCGGATTGATACTGACGAATTGACGGAGGCGAAGCGATGATGTATACAGTTTGGGTGGGAGGCGTAGAGGTCTCAAAGTGTTACCTGACACGGGTAGAGGCTGAAGATATAGCAGAGATATGGCGCAACATTGGACACACTGACGTAGCCATAGAGGAGGTGTATATCGATGAATAAACTGTGGCGATTGTGGGCGTTGTCTCTTGGTGAAAAACTGGGAGACAGCAACAGAGAGGCAGATATAGTTGCACTGATGCGGTCTGCTGTGGTAGTATTAAATTTGGTGACGTGCCTATTTATTATTGCGGGCGTAGTCCATAATTGGTAGAGAGGTAGAATAAATGTTGAAAAAATTTATACAAGGGTTTGCATTGGGCTACATAGGTATGCTAGGATACATCTGGTTAACTAATTTTATCGGAGGTTAAGACAATGAACGATTACATAAGCAATGCAATATTTAATTTAAACGATGTAAAAAAGGCACTGTCGAGGCATACCAAAGAGCGACCCGTAAGTAATGACGGAACAGGGACTACTATCGGAATGTGCTTAGATGATGCTATACTATTCTTAGAAGACCTAGAGAGGTTAGAAAATGAGTAAAGATGCGATACAACAAGCACAGCTTGAAGATTTAGCAGAGAACACGTATAATATGCAACAGTATTTCCAAGAGTTTACAGACTTGGAGCGCGGTGAATATGATGGGGTCAATGGCTTTAACTGTGACCCAGACGGCAACGAATCGTACCAAGAGGGCTACAGGACAGGCTACGAGTACGCACAAAAGATAGGAGCAAACCAAGATGGTTAGCAATATGACACTTATAGAGGCTATACACGCAGAGATGCAGGAGTTAGAAGCTGAATACAAAATGAGAGAAAAAGATATTATAGAGATATTTGACTTAATAGAAGAACTTAGAGAGAGGTTTGAGAGAAATGGGTAGAGAATATTGCAGGATTGACGATGACCCTAGTTATGACTACAGTGACTATGACGAAGGCAAGGGCTATTACAAGCCTTATGACAACGATGACGATTATGACGATGACGACCTAACAGCGAGAGAACTAGACAATGATTAATACAAAAATATTTGACAGACTATTGACAATTGAATTGCGTAATGGCGTAGGGTGTGACCTTGAATTTGTAGACAGCAAAGCCGTATGGGTATACAATCACATCACAGAGGAACACAGCACGATGCCCTTCGAGGGCGTAGTAATCCTGCTACCATTCCTATCAATAACCTATGGCAGACCATACACGGAGGCTGAATAATGAGTAGATGTAAAGCGTGTGACGTTATACTAACAGAGGCAGAGTTACGCAAAAAAGACAGAGTGACTGACGAATTTCTTGACCTATGCTCTGATTGTCATACGGCATCAGACGAAGCGATAGAGGAGAACTGGTCAACAGCAGAAGAACGTGATATAATAAGGAGTAACAATTAATTTATATAAATAGTTGCAACCAACAGTAATACATGATATAATATTTATGTAATCTAAAGGATACTTAGTTATATATATTAAAATATATTCTAAAGTATCCTAAGAATACTAAAGTAATCTTTAATTAACTATAAAAGGCAAATTACAATGGCAGTATTAGAAGGTAACGTAGCGTTCGCAAACCTTGACGAACACGAAGAATATCAGGGTCAATCAACAGGCAAGTACTCACTGGTCTTATCATTAGAACCAGAAGATGCAGACAAACTTGCTGATAAGGGTGTCAAACTCCGAGAGTACGAAGGCACAGCACAACGTAAGTTTAGCACCAAGTACGAAGTACCGATGTTTGATGCAGATGGCAAAGACTTTGTAGGTCGATTAACCAGAGGCTCTAAGGTACGAGTCAAGTACGCAGAGGGCAAACCTCACCCAGTACACGGCACGTCTACGTATTTATCAGCCATCAAGGTGATTGAACTCGCAGAGGCTACCGAAGGAGGTGGTGACTTCTAATGACTGACTCGCATTTTGTTAAACATGAGCCATGCCCTTCGTGTGGCTCTAAGAACAATCTCGCGAGGTACTCCGATGGTCATGCCGTCTGCTTTACAGGCGGTTGTGACCACTACGAGAGGGCAACAGGCGAGGTTATAGAGAGTAAACCAAAAGCGAACAGGACATTAGAGATGGCAGGAGTAGTAGCATCAATACCCGATAGACGTATATCAGAGGCAACGTGCAAGAAGTTTGGCGTTACAGTTGAGTACGACACAGAGGGTAAGATAAGCAAGCATCACTACCCATACTTTGACAAGGACACAGGCGCACAGACAGGGAACAAGTCACGCATAGTAAGTAACAAGGCATTCTATGCAAGCGGTACGTTCGACAACGTAGGTCTGTTTGGTCAGCAAGCGTTCAAAGGTGGTGGTAAATACATAACAATTGTAGAAGGAGAAGCAGACGCTCTAGCAGTGTCAGAGATGTTTGATGGCAAGTGGGCTGTAGTGTCAATACGCTCAGGTGCATCAGGCGCAGTGAAGGACATCAAGCAGAACTTGGAATGGCTTGAATCATTCGAGAACGTGGTCATCTGTTTCGACAGTGACAAAGCAGGTCAGGAAGCATCACGCGCGGTGTTGGATTTGTTTACACCGAACAAGGCGAAGAACGTACAGCTATCTGCAAAGGATGCAGGAGATATGCTCAAGGAGCGTAACGTACAAGGATTCATCAGGGAATGGTGGAATGCTAAGACCTATCAGCCAGATGGTATCATTGCAGGACTTGATACTTGGGATTCAATCGTAGCACAGGAGGACGTTAAGTCCATACCATATCCGTGGACGTGCTTGAATGATATGACCTATGGTTTCAGAGAGAAGGAACTAGTAACGATTACCAGTGGTTCTGGTATGGGTAAGTCACAGATTGTCAGAGAGTTGGAACACTACTTACTAGGTGCAACAGATGACAACATTGGCATACTCGCGTTGGAAGAGGACATACCAAAGACTGCTCTAGGGATTATGAGCATCGAGGCAAACCAGACTCTACATCTGAGCCGCGACTTTAGCAGGGAAGATAAGAAGGTATTTTGGGACAAGACATTAGGCACAGGACGTATCTATATGTTTGACCACTGGGGTTCTACCAACGAAGATAACTTACTAAGTCGCATTAGGTATATGGCGAAAGGTCTTGATTGTAAATGGATTATTCTTGACCACTTAAGCATCGTTGTGTCAGACCAAGACAATGGTGACGAACGTAAAGCCATTGATAGTATCATGACTAAGCTACGACAGTTAGTACAGGAGACAGGTGTTGGATTGTTCTTGGTATCTCACTTACGCAGACCATCGGGTAAAGCACACGAAGATGGTGGACAGATTAGCTTGGCTGAACTACGTGGCTCTGCCGCAATCGCACAGCTATCGGACATGGTGATTGGTTTGGAACGTGACCAACAGAACAAAGATGCACAGGTACGTAACACAACTACAGTGCGTGTACTTAAGAACAGATACGCAGGGCTAACGGGCGCGGCTTGTTACCTGTACTATGACAAAGATACTGGTCGTATGATTGAAACATCATGCCCTGTATCGGACGACAAGCAGGAGTTCTAGTGAAGAAGATTGTTTTTGATATAGAAGCTAACGGACTAAAGCCTACAAAGGTTTGGGTAATCGTTGCTTGTGACCTATCGAACCAAGAGACAGTTACGTTCTCAGGTGATACGTTGCAGGACTTCAATGCTTATATCAAAGATGCTGAGGTCATTGGTCACAACATCATTGGCTATGACGTACCAGTTCTTGAACGATTGTTA